AGAACCGTACCGATAGCGAACCCCTCCCAAAGCGCCGAATTACGCTTGCCACGCGCGGCGCGCATATTCGCAATCATGGACGGCAAGCCCGACACCTGTTGGATGGTTTCATTGATGACCAATTCGCTAGTGTACTTCAACCGCGATAACGGTACCCCTTCTAGGTCGATTTGCGTACCGCCCGTTATTTGCGTGTTCGCGGGATTCGTTAGCGTGCCGTTCGACGGATACGTGGGCGCCGAAATGTACGTGTCCGCGAATGCCGCCGCGATATCTAACGTCCATTCAACGTAGCCGACTTCGGCGGGTTGTAGCGACGCCGCCGAAACTTGCGCGTTGGAATAGTTCCACGTTACCGTCCAAATGTCGGTATTCGGTTCGCGGCTAATCGCGTACGACTTCGCCCAAACGCCCGTTTCGTCGGGGAATAGTTCACCCTTCACGGGCAACGCGTCGGGGCCGCTACTCACCAACCCCGATACGTTGCCACCTACGACGATACCGAACCACGCGCGTACGTCGGCGGGCGTCTGCAACGACGACGGCACCGTGTTGTCGTATACCTTGAATACCCGCGACGTACTAACCTTGCCCGCGTCGTACGACCACGCGCGGCTTGCCATCTGTTCGATGCAAAAAAAGTTCGGCATTATTGAAACCCGATAGTAGAGATAGACGCGGCTACCTTTTCGGTGGCGTCGGCGGTTCGTTCCTGCACGCGGCGTTGTACTTCTGCGGGGTACGCGTCGAACGTGAACGCACCTAGCGCGGTATTAGCCGACGCGGTGCGGTTCGCGCCTTGCGATTCTGCGGCCGCGCGTTGTTCTTGTATGGTGGATAGTTCATCCTCTAATTGGAACCGTTCGCGCAACGCTTCGCGTTCGGCTTCGGTGGTTGCATCGCGTAGCGCCTTTTCCCGCGTCGCCGCGCGTTCGGCGCGCTCGCGTTGGTCGGCGATATTCTTCGCGGCTTCGGTGTTGCCGTCGGCCGCGGCTTTCTCCTCCATGATGCGTAGCCGCAACAACCGCACGTCCAATTGCGCCGCCTCAATTCGCGCGGCGTTTTGTTCGGCGAGTTTCTGCGCGGCTTCCGCCTCTTGCTTTGCCTTTTCCGCCGCGGCTTCGCGCTCTTTCTGCGCGGCTTCGCGGATGGTACGTAGTCGCGTTTCTAGTTCAATTTCGGCCGCGCGTTGTTTTTCGCGGTTCAATTCAAGTAGCGCGTTTAGTTCTAGGTCGGAAATCCCTTCCGCCATTCGGAACGCAAGTTCCGTATCTTGCTCATCCTTGACGCGTGCGGCTTCGGCGCGTGCCGCCGCCTCTTCATCGCCACGCGCGCGCGTGCGTGCGATTTCGTTGGTAACTTCTAGGCGCTCGCGTTCGCGCATAAGCGCGGTAGTAGCGTTCGCCGCGGCTTGCGCCTCTTTCTCGCGTTCACCCGCGATACGTCGCCCCGTGTCGCGTGCGGCGTTTTGCTTCGCTAGTAGGTCGTCGGCCGCCTTATCCGCGGCGGCAAACGTCGCGTCGTAAATCGCGCTACCTAGATCGGCGAACGCTCCAACGAACGGTATCGTTTTTAGCCCGTCTAGAATCGCGTCGGGTAGCGCCTTATCCGAACGCAACACGCTAGCGGCCGCCTTTGCAAGCCCCGCCGCCATCATTGGCCCCGCAATGGTGCCGACGACGCCGCGCGCCTGTTCGGAAAACTTGCCGCCGAAGTCGTAGCCGAGTTTCCCGCCCTGTTGAACGGCAATAGGCTTCGCGGCTTGTAGCCCCTTTTCTAGGCCGTCAAGTTTCGCGGTGATGTCTATGAATACCTCGCCGCCTTTTTCGGCCATGACGCGCCACCTATCGGTTTTGAGATTCGACCCACGCCCGCGTATCTATCGGGTTAGACGTGCGGCGCAATTCGCCGCGCGCGGCTAGTTCTAGATACGCGGTAAATTCTCCAACAGGCAACGCTAGCGGGTCGGCGATATTCGCCACGGTAGACACTAGGAACGCTTCCCCTATCCAATCGCGCGCGCGTTCGCGTCGGGGTTCAACCGCGAACGGCGTACCCATTTTCCCGCGTCGTTGTCCCATTCAAACCCTATGACTTGTAACGCGAGTTCCACCAACGCATCGGGCGCGATGCCGTCCAACATAGATTCGGCGCGGTCGGCGCCGACCGATTCGGTTAGCACGCGGCACGCGCCGTCGAACGTGAAACACGAACGCACTAACGACGTAGCAAGCCGCGAATCTTCGCGGGCCGTGCGCGCGCGTCGAATTGTTTCGTCGGCGTCCAAACCTAGCGCGCGGCAATCGGCGATAGCGTCGGCCGCGGCGCGTTCGGCTAGCGCGGTTTGCATTGTGCAGACTTGACGGACGGACAACGGCGGGAACCTACGTTCTACGCCGTCTACGATTGCGACCGCGTCGCCGATCATTGGTTGCCCCTCTTCGCTAGTAGTGCGCGCAATTGGGTTTCGTAGTCGCCCTCCGTCACGCGAACGTGTTCGGCGGCACGCACCACGCGAACGTCGGTAACGGTGCGAATGTCGATTTTCCCCGCGCGAATAGCACGACCGACGGCGCATTCTTCCGACACCGTGCTAGGCGCTACGCGGAATTTCGACACGATGCCGCCCGAATGCGTTACCGACACTATCCAATCGGTGTCGCTAGGTTGTATTAGCGGGTTCATCGCGACGCACTATAGCGCGTCAAGCCGTCGTCCAAACCACGGTCGGCCCGTTCGTGTCGTTCATACCGAAATTCACGGTAAGGGTGCTATCCCCATTCTTATCGACAGAGAACGCGTACGCGCTGAACACCGCGTCGAATTGCAATAGCACCGCATTGGTGGCGCTTGTCGTCGTTCCACCTGTCATAGATAGCGTCAAGGTACCGCTAGGTTGCGACGGCAACACGTTGCCCGTGATGGTACCGAACGGCGTACCCGTGTCGCGCGTCGGCGTACCCGCAAGGGTGCCCGTGATATCAACGACACCCAACCGACGAACGGCGCCGCTATGCGCGAAACCCGTTAGCACGGATTCCGTATACGCGACGTTTGCAGCGAACGTACGGACGTTCATGCTGTAATTGGTCGTAGGAAAGGCCACGGCGCCGTCGTTGCCAACAATGAATGCAGTAGGCATTTTTTATCCCTTCACGAATCCAACGATTTCGTATACGTCGGAAGTTGTCCACACATCATCGGCGAAAACGGGGACGCCCCGTTGCCGTAGGTATACCACCGCGCGCGCGTAGCCCGTCGCGGTTAGTTCCGCGCCGTCTAGTAGCGTTTTCAAGCGCGCACTACCCGTCGGCCCGTAATAGCATTGGTTCGACGGTTCGTAAATCGAAAACGTGACGTTCACCGTATCCAACGTGGAATCGAACGCGCGTTCGTATCGGTTTTGAGCGCCCGTATAGACGCACAACGGCAACGAATCATCCCCCGCGGCGCTGTCAAGGTAGACGCGACCGCTAAACAGCGCCGCGAAACCCGAACCCGTGCCCGACGTCGCGATTTTCGTACGCAACGCGTCTAGTAGATTATGCACGCGGCGGCCCTCCAAAATGACGTCGAAGCGCGGTAGCCATTATTGGTTCGAATAGGTCGCGCGTCATAGCCATAGTAGGTTCGACGTACGGGCGCGGCTTGACGCGACCCCAACCGCGGTCTATTCGCGCATACTTCAACGCGCTACCGAATCGGTAGCCGATTACGTTTCCGTTGCTAATCACCGTTAGCAACGCTTGCCGCGCTTCCGCGGGTACGGGTCGGCGCTTGCGTCGCGACGGCGTAAACTCGTCCGCACCCTTTGGGAACGCTACGCCGCCCGTGCCACCCTGCAATCCGCGGCCGACTTGCCACGACCTACGCAACGCGCCCGTATCGGGTGCGGGTGGCGCTCCGCGATGCGACGCGCGGTGGTAGCCCGATTCGCGTAGGTTGCGGCTATTCTTTTTCCCCTTGCCTACCTTGTATAGCCGACCCATTCCCCGTTTCGATAGCGTTTCTCGCATCGCGCGCGACACGGTCAAAAGGTACGCGTTGACGCCCTCTTGCACGGCGCGGCGTAGTTTCATCTGCACGTGTGGATCGGGTACGAACGTCATAGGTTCAACCCTCGACAATCGGAAAGGTTAGCCCGTTGACGCGGTCGGCTTCGACGATTGTGTGGCAATTCGCCGCGGCGCTAGGTCGAAGAATCGGAATACGCACCGACCTTACCGCGTATTGTCCATCGGTAATCGACAACAGGCCGTCGGTGTCGAACGACTGTTGGCCCGCAAAGTAGAACGTAGCGCCTACGCGCATACGCGGCGCGCCCGCGAAATCCGTATCGGCCGCCGACCGCGGTTGGACGAACGCGGCAAGTTGCGCGGTGAGTGTGTAGCCGTTCGTTACCGAACCGTTGGCGGCTATCGACGCGGTCGGCGTCAACACGTCTACCGTTACGCCGTGTTGCGCGATAAGGCTAGAAACGCTCATTTGTAGTACCGCCTATACGGTGCGATGAGCGCGCGCGCTTCGGCGTCCATCGAATCGACGCCGCCTAGCGAATAGGAGTAATCGCCGAACGACTCCGACGATAGCGCGGTGTCGCGCTTGCGCCCGTTGTAGATTCGGCTAGCGATTAGGTGGCACGCGTGGATGATGTCGGGCGGAATCGTTTCGTACCCGCCGTCGTAATCGACTAGCACCGACACGGGCGCCGTAGGCCATCCGTCGCCGTTGTCGTCGTCGTAGCCGCTACGACCAATGTAGATAATTCCGCGCGGTAGGTCGCCCGTCACGTCCATTTGCGCTTGATCGGCGAAGGTAACGGTAGCGACGCTGTCTTTCAGGTCGCGGCCGACTAGCCGATTGATTCGGTATACCGAACAATTCACCGATGCCGACGCGGCGAAACCCGTAGTAGCGGTAATCTGCGCGGCGAGCGCGTTCGACGACTTATGGTTCGCGAAATTGATATCGGTTTGGGTTTCGTTGCCCGTTGAATCCGTGCGGGTAAGAGTTATTTTGCTTTCTCTAACCGTGATAGTGGCCGAAATGTCGGTGGCGACCGTGCTACGTACCGTCATGCAAGCAAGCGAACCAAAGCCCACGTAGTGAACGTGTCCCACGGGCGGATTGTGAACGACAAGCCCGCTATCTCCACGCGCCGTCGTCCATTCGTAAAACCGACGCTGCACAAACTTACGGTCGGCGTACGCTTCGATTGCGTAAGTAGCGCGGTCGATTGCCGACTCTAACACCGCGTCGTCGGTGCTAGTCGAAATCCCCATATAGGCTTTCAACGCGGCTAGGGTGGTTAGGGCGTATTGGTCAACGGCCATTGGTTGTTCCGTTCATCGGCACGCGTAGCCGCCTCATTTCGCCCGCGGCGGCCGTCCGCGCTTGCGTGTGGTGTCGGTAGGGGTTTCGACGTCGGCGGGCGCCACGGTCGATTCTTGCGGGGTTACGGCGGTCGTGGATTGCGTTACGAATTCCAACACGCCGCGGCGCTGCAATTGAACCGCAAGCGCGGGCGACACGGCGACAAGCGCGCCGCGACGCGCGCCCGCCCACGGTTGCAACGCGATGCAAATTACGTTGGTGGTAGTGTCCAATCGGGTTTCCCGTTCGTGTGGTAGTCGTGCATAAATTGGTGGACGCAATTCAAGTTCCTATCGGGCCACGACGCGACGACTTGAAGGTGGCCGACGCGTACCTGTGGCGTCGTCGAAATCTTCCAACCCGCGGCGCGCGCCTTCTTCCAAAAGTACACGTCGTCGTCTACGCGGTCGTTGCCCCAATCGCCCTTCGCGCCC